CGCGTTAGCTTCTCGATTTTCTCTCGCTCCCCCGTAAACTTGACCTCAAGCTGGAGACCTCATGCGGACCCGCGCAGCCTCAAAGAGCACCGCGCTAACGCCGAAGTTGGCGACCACGTGCACGACGGTGGAATACCTGCGTCACGCAGTGGAGCAGCTCGAGGAGGCCGTGCTCGGAGCTACGGAGTCTCGCTCCTGGCAGGCCGTCGGGTCGCTGAAGCTGCGGGCGCTCCAAGCGCGCGAGGCCCTCGACGCAGCCGTGGCAAAGGAAGCCGCGCCCGACGAATCGATGAGTGATGCACAGCTGGTCGGCATCATCACGCAGGCAATCGCGCAGCTCCCGCCGGCGCTGCTCGACCAGGTCGAGGAGGCGGTCGAGATTAAGCGTCGCGGTCCGCGCCTCGTGCAGGTGGTATGACCGCAGGGCTCGCCAACCTCGCACGTGCGGTGGACCAACTCCACAAGCGCACGGTCGCAGATCCCCTCGCCTATTGGACGCCAACGGCTCCGCAGCTCGAGTTCCTCCGGGACCCGTCGCATATGCGCCTCGCGCGAGCCGGGAACCAGGTGGGCAAGACCACGATGGGGCTGGTCGACTGCATCTACCGATGCCTCGGAGGGCATCCCTACCAGCCGGTGCGGCCTGCGCCGATTGAGGCGTGGATCATCGTAGAGAGCTGGGAGTCGTCGCTCTCGGTACAGGGCAAGCTCTGGGCGCTACTCCCGAAGGATGCTCTCGTCGATGACACCGAGTACACGCCAGGAAAGGGATTCCGCGGGAAGACCCCGATCGTCCGTTTCAAGAACGGAAGCATCATCCGCGTCCGCACGTCGAACCAGGGGAGCCTCGCGCTCGCGGGCTCGACAATTGATTTCTGCATGCTGGATGAACCGCCACCGGAGAGCATCTACAACGAGGTCGTTCCTCGCGTGCTCCGCAATCACGGGCGGATCATCTTCACGCTCACGCCTGTCGGCGCTCCCCTCGGATGGCTCCGGAAGCTGGTCGATGACGGGCGGGTCAAGGACTTCTGCTTCCCGCTGACGGTCGAGAATACGACGCCCATAGGCTCGCGCCCCTTGATGACGCAGGAGCAGATTGACGCGTTCATGGAGTCGGTCCTCCCGCAGCAGCGGGCGCAGCGCGTCTTCGGGGATTGGGAGAGCTTGTGGACGGAAGGCCGCGTCTTCCGCATGTTTGACCCGGCTCGCCACGTCAAGCCGGAGGTCCCGGTCGGCGAGGCTCTCATCGGCGTCGGCATCGACCACGGTACCGAGGTCGGAGCGCAGGTCGGCGTGCTGGTGGCGATGGTCCGCGACTCTGGCGAAGGGCATCCGCGCTTCTGGGTCCTCGACCAGGTGCAGACCGACGGGCAGACCACGCCAGACCAGGACGCGCGCATGCTGCTTGACATGCTGAAGCGTGCTGGCCTCGGGTGGGAAAGCGTTGACCTGTGGGTCGGTGACCGTCGCGTCTATGGGCGGAAGAACGGGAGCCTGAAGTCGAATGCGATGCTCATGTCGGCGATGGAGCGTGCGCTCCGGTTGCCTACGGGCTCTCTCCCCTTTCGCATCAAGACGGCCTACAAGCCTGCCGGGTCCGTCTTCGAGGGTATCCGCGTGCTCTCCGCGGCGATGCTGCGTGGCGATTTCTTCATCCATCCCCGATGCAAGCGCCTGGCGGATGACCTGCAGAGATGGGACGGACGGGAGGCGAGCGAGCACAAGCATTCGATCGACGCGCTCCGTTACACGCTCGAGCTCGTGACGCGACGACTGCACAACCCCACCGTCCTGCGGCTAGGTTAGTGCGTCTTCTAGGGGACTCGCATGTACGCTTTCTCTCGCTTGCCTCAGCCGCCCGCTCCGTCGAACCCCGAAGAGGCCGCACGGTGGGAGCATACCCGCCATCGTCGCGCGCTCATGGAAGGCACGTGGCAGCGCCTCCTCGAGGACCGTCTGCAGGCGCAGCTGGGCAGCACGCGACGGCAGGCGTGGGGCATCCCCGACCTGAGCGCGAACCCTTTCCGGGTCATCGCTTACGAGCTGAGCACGTTGTACGACGCGGCGCCTGACGTGCACCACAACGCCGCGGAGGACGCGGCGACGCGGAACGGGGGAACGTCCTCGGCTGAGGCGCTCATCGGTGGTGAAGGCCTCATCGCGAAGTCGGGCGTATGGTCGCAGATGCCTCGCGTTCAGGCGATGACCATCGCCCTACGGGAGATGTGGGTCCGTATCGACGTGGTCGACGGTCGCCTTACGTATCGGCCCGTGTCGCCCGACATGATCATCGCTGAGGCGGACCCGCAGCGCCCGACGCTTCCCCTGGCGGTCGCCGAGATCCGTCTCCGTCACCTCGACGGGGAGACGGTGTGGGCGTGGGATGTCCTCGACATCCGCGATCCGGCGTTCCCTCGCTACGAGGTCCGCAAGGCAGACGGAACGGGAGGCTTCGGCGAGGACATCACGGTACAGGTCCTCGGGGAGAATGACGCGAAGCGCAATCCTGCGGACCCAGAGTGGTCGGGGGCAAACTATCCCTACCGTCGCGTGAGCAACGACGCGCCTATTCTTCCTGGCGTGCTCTACCATGCGAGCAACTATGGCGACCGACTCTTCGATCCGTACTACGGTCTGGAGCTATTTGAGGGAAGTATCTCACTTTCTGTGTTCTACACCTTCCTCGCACATTGCTTGAGGGACGCCAGCTTTCCTCAGCGGTACGCAATCGGCGTGCGAGTCGCCGGAACCGAGATGACGGATGGGGCGACGCGTGGGGCCCGTGTCGAGGTGGTAACCGACCCGACGACGATCCTTATGCTCGACGCGGCGACTGAGTCGCAGCCGACCGTCGGACAGTTCCAGGCTGGTGCTGACGTCTCGACGTTGGAGAGCACGATCTCCGCTATCGCCCATCGCCTCGCTACCGATGCGGGCCTGTCGCAGACCGACATCCAGCGCACGTCGGGAAGCGCGAAGAGTGGGTACGCGATCTCGCTGAGCAATGAAGGTAAGCGGATGGCCCAACGCCGCTACGTGGTTCAGATGCGGTCGTCTGATGAAGAGCTCGTGGCGAAGAGCGCGATCCTCTTCAACCGCGCCACGGGCGCGAGCTTCCCTGAAGGTGGCTACTCGGTCCTGTACCGGGAGATTCCGCTTTCGCCCGAGGAGCTGAACGCTCGCCGCACGCACGCCCTCGAAATGCTGGACGCCGGACTTATGGACCGCGTCGAGGCACTCCGTCAGTTCGGAAACCTGACGGAACAGGACGCGATCGCGAAGCTCGCGCTTATCGAGACGATGAAGGCGGCGACGTCGACCGGAGCAGCTACCATGACGAGCGAAGAGCAGACGCCGCCGCCCGCCGCCACGGTAACCGACTCGGAGACGGAAGGAGCATCCGACGCCGTCGAGGAGCTGGACGCCGCGACTGCGGCTCTCCAGGCACTCGCGTCCACCACGCGCGACGCAGCCTCTCGCGAGGTCCTCCGCGCCGTGCTGGATAGCCTCGCGGAGGCGAAGGGCTACCTCACAGGAGCAGAGGTCGAGTCCGTGACCGAGCTTCCGGGTGAGGAAGTCGAGACGGAGACGGACACGGAGACGATGGGCGATGCTTGCCCCATCGAGACGCAGGATATCGCCGTCAATCTTCGGAACCGCCAGAAGGCGATCAACGTCGCCAACTACGGTCCTGCGGATCCGAACAACCCCGGCGACTATTGGCAGGGCAAGGCGACCCGTATGCGCGCGACGGTCGAGGAAGTCGCCAACATGAAGTGCGCCAACTGCGCGTTCTTCAACGTGACGACGCCGATCATTCGGTGCATCGAGCAGGGGATCGGAGCGGACGCTGCGGAAGTCGTCGCCGTTGGGAAGTTCGGACTCTGCGAAGCCTTCGACTTCAAGTGTGCTTCTTCCCGCACCTGCGACGCGTGGGTGGTTGGCGGACCTATCGCCGATGCTGGGACTCCAAAGGTCGAGACCATGCCGGAAACTGTGACGACGGGAGCCGCACCAGACCAGAGCATCGCCGCAGCTGCTGCGGCCTCCGGTCAGCCTGCCAGCGCCGTCGCACTGAACGGTGCGCAGGTTCAGGCTGCGCAGGGCATCATCACGTCGGTCGCGAAGGGAGAACTCCCGCGTGCCACGGGCGTTGAAATGCTGGTGCAGTTTTTCAACATGGATCCGAAGGCTGCGGATACGCTCATGGGCACGGTGGGTGCGAGCTTCACACCTCCCGCGCCGACGGAGGGTTGATGCCTTTCATCTCGGAGACTCAGCGCAGCTTTCTTGAGCGTGAGCATCCCGACGTCTACGCACGGTTCATCCGTGATGAGCGGCGTATGGGCTTCGAGCTCAAGGCCCCGCCGGAGGTCGCTGCTATTGCGAAGCGCGGGCTCGCTCTTCGCGAGGAGCACAAGCGCGGAGGTACCGTCGTAGGAGCTACGCGCGCGAACCAGCTCGCGAAGCGTGAGGTCGTGAGCATCGACACGATCAAGCGCATGGTCGCATACTTCGACCGCCACGAAGGCGACCTACAGGCACCAGCTGCGAAGCCGGGCCATCCGCAGTATCCGAGCGCAGGACGCATCGCGTGGGACCTATGGGGCGGCGATGCGGGTCGTGCGTGGGCGAAGCGTCAACTCGCCGTCTGGGACCGCGTCCAGAAGGCCAACCAGGAGCAACCATGAGCGAAAACATCGAAGGACAGGGAGGCGCTGAGGCGCGCATCCGGCAACTTGTCGAGCAGGTCAAGGCCCTGCAGGGGCGCGTGGCCGAGCTCGAGCCCGCAGCGTCCGAGGTGGCGTCTTACCGCACCCAACTCGAGGAGCTGAAGGGCGCGACGAAGGCAGAGCGCGAAGCCCTGCGCCTGGAGCGCGAGATCTACTCTGCGGGCATCACCGACGCCGAGGGCATCGAGTACGTGCAGCATGCCTACTCGAAGCTCAAGGCGGATGAGCGTCCTGCGCTCAGCGAATGGCTGGGCAACCGAGATGCGCTCCCCCGTGCCGTGCGGGCCTACCTTCCGGAGGCTGCGGCGACACCTGCAGCTCCCGCGCAGGTCGATACGCGTATGCGCCTCCCAGCGTCGAGTGCCACCGCGGTTCCCGCTCCGTCGGCTGGTTCTACGGCGTTCAGCGCGGAGCGCATCATGTCGATGTCGCCTGCTGAGTTCAAGGCGAACCTCGACGCCATCAAGGCGGCTCGCAACGTGCCTTGACAGTTTGTCGCGCGTGAGGGTACGGTGCCTTTGAGGGCCACGCCCTCACGCGCTCGAGGCAAGCTCTCGTAAAAAGCGACAGGCGCGGCAACCATCGACTCCTCAAGGGAGGCCACCATGGCCAATATCGATTTTGCCGCCCTTAGCGGCAACGCCCGCGTCTCCGCGATCCTCCACAAGATGATCGAGATGAAGCTCGCCGACCGCTTCGAGCTTTACAAGAACCCCGTCTTCATCGGCTTCCCCGGCCTGAACGGCACGGGTTCCAGCGCCCTTCAGGTGCCCATCGTCGGCCTCGCCGGGACGGACACGATGGCCGCGGTGGGCGACGGTTCGTCCGTCTCCAACACCTCGATCACCGCCAGCTCCGCGACGATCACTATCGCGCGTCAGGCCCTCCGCTACGACATCACCGACCTCGCCAACCTCACCAATCCCCTCGCGGGCGGGATGGGCGTTGGTATCGAGGGCCTCGCGGACTCCATGAGCCTCGCCTTCGGTCTTCGCCTTACCTCGATGATCGGGGCGCTCAGCTCGGGTTTCAGCCAGAGTGTTGGTACCACGGGCGTCGCGCTCACCGTCAGCACGTTCTTCGATGCCATCTACAAGATGCAGTTGAACAGCAATGACGGCACCTTCGTCGCCGTGCTGCACCCCCAGCAGGTCAACCACCTCATCAACTCCCTCCGCAGCGAGACGGGCCCCGGTCAGTACGTCGCGGCGACTCAGGAGCAGATCGCAGCGAAAGGCCAAGGCTTCCGCGGAAACCTGTTTGGCGTAGACCTGTATGTTTCGGCTGCGGGCGTGCCGACTGCCAACGCCGGGGCAGATCGTCTCGGTATGATGGTTGCCACCGGCGCCATCGGCTACGCGACGGGCACCGCTGCTCCCATCCAGGGCGCGGGCGGCGTCATCCTCCCTGCCGGCTCGCAGGTCGTGGTGGAGCTCGAGCGCGATGCCGCCTCGGGCCTTACCAAGGTCGTTGGTTCCGCCTTCGCTGGCGTGGCCGAGCTGCAGGACCTCAAGGGCGTGGGCATCCTGAGCAAGGCGACCCCGTAATAGGGTAGCTGCCTCAGGGTGGCGGGGGGGCGTCGAGGTGCTTAACGGTACCTCGACGCCTTTCTCGCGTCAGGAGTCTAAACCATGAGCGCAACCTTTCAGACCGCCGCAGGCGGAAACATCGAGGGGCGGGCAGCGCAGCGTCCCGGCTCGATGCGCGACCTTCTCCCTACCGACGCGTCCCCTCCGTTCTGGTTCATTCACCATCCTGGGAAGTGGCAGCTGGTCGACGGCGAGTGGCTCCCGCAGCTGACCGAAATGCGTGCAGACCCCGGTGTGAACCGCGTCGATAAGGACGGGAACACCGACCAGGCGGAACTCGCCTATCGCCGCAAGGGCTGGACCATCATCCCGTGGGATGCTGAGCCGGGCGGTTACTGCGTGGCCTACGATGGTCATAAGGGCACCGTTCACCTCAGCAAGTGGGAGAAGCCGTCCGTCTTCGGCGGCGTAATGTCGCTGAAGAGCGACACCGCTGGCTATTGGGCGTTTGCGAAGCGTCTCCGTGATGAGGGCACCATTTCCATCCCCGATGAACGATGGATTGACCTCATCATCGCCGACCAGGCGCGCAAGGTCGACGATCTGCGCACGAAGGCTGTCACGCAGCCCGCGATTTCAACGACGCTGAATGTCGAGGAGGAGCGCCTCGCCACCATGCACGCGGCGAAGGCGAAGCTCCTCGCGCCTCCGACGACGAAGGGCAAGCGATGAGCGAGAGCGTGAAGCATCGCGAGGCTATGGAGCGCATGACGTCGCAGCTCGTGCGCTCCGGCGTTCCGGAGCAACGGGCGCGCGAGGAAGCGCGCAAGCGTGCTATTGAGGCGGACCGACGCGAACGCGATAAGCGATGAACTAGGGGGCACCGATGACCATCTCTGAGACGCTCTACACTGCACGTTTCCGGGCTCCGGACACGATCCAGCGTGGCGTGAACCAGACCATCGCGTGCCCGACTTACCGACTCGGCGTCGTCGCCACGCCGACGAGCGGAACGGTCACGGTTTACAAGGCCGACCAGACTGCCGTCATGTCCTCCGCAGCGGTGAGCATCGCGCCGTCCAGCTGGGCGACGTACACCATCCTCGCGGGCGTGACTACGTCGCTCCAGCTCGAGGAAGGCTGGCTCATTGAATGGACCTTGGTCATGCCGGACGGGCTTACGCACACCTTCCGGCAGGATGCCGCGCTGGTGCGTCGTGAGCTCGCTCCGGTCGTGACGGACGCGGACCTCATCCGGCGACACTCGGACCTTCCCCAGCTCCTCGCCGGAGGCACGACTAGCTACCAGGACTACCTCGACGAGGCGTGGGCGACGATCATGCTGAGGGTCATCGGGAACGGTCGTCGTCCCTATCTGGTGATGTCGCCGTCTGCGTTCCGCGACGTGCACCTCCTGTTGACGCTGCACCTCATCTTCCTTGACTTCCAGACCTCGGCTGGCGACGGCGGACGCTGGCAGGCCCTCGCCGACTACTACCGACAGGCGTACACCGAGGCGTATGGGCAGCTCAGCTTCGTCTACGATGAGTCGGACACCAATAAGGTCGACGCCACGAAGCGGAAGAGCGGGGCCTCTCAGGTCTGGCTGAATGGCCGCGGTGGGCCGAGCTTCGGCCCGAGGTGGTACTAATGGCTGCGAAGACGGTACGGCAGCTCCGCGAGGACGTCTCCGCGCGCATCGCTACGCTCTCTGGGTGGAAGCAGTCGCTGGTCCCTCCCGACAACTTCGGGCGGGATGCGGAGCTCGCGTCCGGGACGTGGTTCGTCGTTCACGTGACGGAGACACAAGACCTCCGTCAGTACCGCGGTCGTCCTGCCGAGGGGACGCTGGTGGAGTCCACGCTCATCGTGCGGTACTCCTGGCGGCTCCAGCCTCGCGACATGAGCGGGAGCTACGACGACGCCCTCGACGGTGAGCAAGCCGTCGTGAATAAGCTCATGGTCTATGACGCGACGTGGCCCGGGTCCTACAAGGTGCAGTTCGTTCGCGTTACCCGTGAGACGAACGATGTCGGCGAGTGGGTCGTCGGCGCCGTCGAGTTCCGCGTCGTCCACACTCTTCCGCTTCAGTAAAAAAGGGGGCTAAAATGCCGATTTCCGCGGTCGTGAAGAATTTTCGGGACGGGACCATCACCCTCTCCGACTCCACCACGCCGACTCCGCTCTCCGTCATCGTGCAGTACGAAGCTGGGGACTTCTCGATTACAGGTCTGAGCGAAGGTAGTGGCGGACCTATCGAGGTGACGACGTACCTCGACCGCGGCGACCTCGGCAGCGTCCGCAAGACCAGCCGCACGTTCCCGACGTTCAGCTTCACCGCGCACATGACGGACCTCAGCGACGCCACGAATAAGACGCTCTGGGACGCCGTGAACAAGACGGGCGCCTTCGCCGCCGCCATCTCGGGCATTACCGGCTCCGACGTGTACGGGCTCAAGGTCCTCCTCAGCGTGGAAGGCACCAACTTTGGCGATCCGACGGACCACACCCTTGAGCTCAACGGGTGCCACCTCACGATCGATTTCTCCGAGGGCGACCCCAACTCCTTCACGCTCAACGGCACGGTCTACGGGACCATCACCGCGACCTGATTGCGCCGCGTGCAAGGTAGGCGCTCCCCGTGCTACGGTGCGGGGGGCGCTTTCTGCGTCTAAGGAGCACTATGAACGTCGAAATCGGAACGCACACGATCCCTCTCAAGGCCCCAGCATCTTTCATGGTCCGTCGCGAGGTGGCGATGGCCGTCTCCAAGAATGCTCTCCGCGGGTTGTGCGCTGCCCTGGGCGTGTGCTGGGCGGGTAAGTCGCTCCGCACGAAGTACGCCTACGATGCTCTCGCATACGGTGGCGAGGTCTTCGATGAGCTGATGGCGCTGGGCCTCCCGGAGGCGGACATCTACGCCGCGGGAAGCAAGGCCCTGGAGCTCTGCGTCGAGACTCCGACCGAGGCTGGCGTCGCGCGTGCTGAGGGTTTTACGCCTCCGCAGACGGAGGGCTCGACGCCGTAGCTCTAGAGATCGGGCTCACCTACTGCGGGGACCCGGAGGCGTTCTACGCGTGGCCTGTCGAGGTCCAGGAGCGCGTCCTCGGATGGTGGCGCCGGAAGCATGCCGGGCCTGCGAAGCCAAAGCGGAAGGCGTTCACACCACGCCCGCAGGATAGTGTAGACCCAGCGGCGCGAGCCTTCTGGGGGATGCATGGCGGGTAGTTCGGCGAAGGTGACGCTCGGTCCAGAGCTTCAGCGTCACGTCGATAAGCTCGTGCGCGATGTTGCGGGGGATGTCGTGGCGATCGTCGAGACGATCTCCAATGACATCGCCGAGGGCGCGCGGTCAGAATGGTACGACAACGTGCGACGCCGTACCGGAAACTCTGGCGAGAGCAACGACTACCGGCTCGAGCTGCGAGGAACGACGGTGCGCGGCATCGTGTACAACGATGCACAACAGGAGCAGCGAAGCCGGAAGAAGAGCGAGTGGCGTCTCACTCCATACGGTGGGGAGGTACGTCCTCGCAAGCTCCAGAAATACGCCTACTACGTGCGTCGACCTGGTCCGTTCAGTAAGCTCCTTAAGGGACTCGACCTCGAGGAGTACCGTGCGACGATGTCCTACTACCGCACGCATGGTGAGCTCCCGAAGAACCTACAGGCACGGTCGATGACCGATAGCCGAGGTCGACACCGTCCCGTTGGAATCTCGCGCATCACGGTAAATCCGGCGCACTACGACGGTAGGAATCTCTGGAAGGTCCTCGTCATCGACCGCTCAAAGAAGATGATCGCCGAGCGCCTCCCCGACCTTGATAAGGCGCTACAGGCAAGCGCAGATCGCTTCAGCAAGTAGGGGGAACGATGCCGACCGCAGAACTGACCATTGCCGCAGACCTTAGCGGGCTCCGTAAGCAGCTCGAGAGCATCCCCGGGTTGACGCGCGAGCAGGCTGCAGCGATGACTTCGGAGCTCAATAAGAGCTTTAAGTCAGCGGAGCGGGCAGCGAAGAAGGCTGGCGAGGCTACTGCGGCGTCCATGCGGCAGGCGCAGGAGGCCACGCACGCGGCTAGCTCTGCGGGTAAGGCCCTAGAAGACCGATTCGGAAACGTCGGCAGCAGCGCGGGCAAGCTGGCTGGTGCGCTCGACATGCTCGCGCCTGGTCTGGGCAGTGTGGGACAGGGCATCGCAGACCTTGCCGATGTCGGCGAGGTCGCAGCTGGTAGCCTCGGTGGTATTGCCGCGCCTGCGCTGGGTGCACTCGCCGTCGCTGCGGTTGCGCTCGCTCCTGTACTGATGCACCTCGAGGCGGAGATGGCGGCGGAAGCCGAGGCCGCGCGCGTGATGGGAACGGCGAATGCCTTCGCACGTGAAGAGCTGGAACTCCAACGAGTCGCCGCGCTGGACCTCGCCGTTGCGACCGGCGCGATGACGGATGCTCAGCGCAGCGAGGCGGACATTCGTGCGCAGTCTGCTGACCGTCTCGGTGTGTACCTGCAGACGTTGACCGAGACGGTGTCCACGACGCGCGAGGCCGAGCTTCGGAATGTGGCGATCGCTGAGACGATCGGGAATGTGATCGACACCGTGAACAAGCTCAACCCCACAATGTGGTTGATGAAGAGCATCATGGGCGATTCCCTGCCCACTGCGACGGAGCTTACGAAGAAATTCACGGACTATATCGGCGTCACCGGAAAACTCGAGTCTGCGGAGAAGAACGCAGCGGCTGCGCATACCGTCGCGACGGAAGCGGCGAAGAAGACGCGCGATGCACAGCTCGGAGCTGCCGCCGCAAAGGCAAAGCACACCACGGCCACGAAGGATCTAAGCTCCGCTCTGAAGAAGAGTGCCGCAGATAAGGAAGCAGATGCTGCTGCAGCCGCACTGCAGAAAGAAGCGGCAGACCTCAACGCTGAGGTCGAGCGCATCATGGCGGATGAGTTCGCTAGGACTGCGACCGAAGCGGAGAAGCTGCAGCTAAAGCTCCTCTCCCTGCAGGAGGCTACCGCATCCCTTGCGGCTCAAGGCGTCGAGGTTGATACCGGCCGCGCGCAGGAAGTCATCGCGAAGCAGGTATCCGCAGCGGAGGAGGCCGCGCGCGTCAAGGCTGCAGAGGACGCGAAGAAGGCGCAGGATGCCCAACTTGCGGCGGATATCGAGTTCTACGCAAAGCGAGCGGAGATCGCGAACCAGGCTGCGGACGTGGTGTCGGCGTACACCGACTACAAGCTCGACCAGCAAGTCACGGCCTATGAGGACGCGCTCGCCGCTCAGGATGCCCTCGGAAAGAATGCGTCGGCGGCAGAGAAGAAGCGCGCGGCGGATGACGTTGCGGAGAAGCGCAAGCAGGCCATGATCGGATTCATGATCGATAAGGCGGCGAAGCTCGCTCAGGCACTGACTGCAGCCTCTCTGGCCACCATCAACGCTCTGTCGACACCTCCGGCGCCAAACTACATCGCCGCGGGACTCGCAGCGGCTGGTGGAGCTGTACAGGTAGCGAGCATCGCGGCGACGCGTCCTAGCTTTCACTCCGGCGGTTTGGCAGACTTCGCGCCAGACGAAGCGAGCGCAATCGTGCGCCGAGGGGAGGCGGTACTCTCCCCTGCCGGTCGCGCTGCCATTGGCGACAACGCGATCCGCGCGGCGAATGCGGGTATGGGCACGGGTCAGACCATCGTGGTGCAGCAGGTCTACCGACACCGCGTCTTCGACTCCTTCGTGCAGGACAACCTCCGGACGCGCGGTCCCCTGTCGCGGGCGTTAGGTGCGGGTGCACGTGCAGGTCAGCGGAGGAACTAGAGCATGGGTACCGCATTCAGTCCCGACGCCCTCCGGGGCATCCTGATTCCCGACCCGCGCATCTCGCCGTCGAAGACGGGAGCGGGTTCGAGCTATACGCAGGCTGGGGTAACGACGGGTATCCCCTCCCCGTCGACCGAGTCCGCACTCACGCTGGAAAGTAGCGGAACGCAGGTCGACGGCACGACGGTCGAGGTCCAGACTACGCGCGCCGGTGGTGCAGTAACGACCGACTCCGTCCGAGCCGGCGGCTTCGTCTGGCGGGATGGCGGCGGTGCGTGGCAGGGATGGGACGGTCCCCTCGGGTGGGCTGGATGGGGCACGGTCCACACGTGGACCACGGGCGCAGGTGCGGACCTATATTCCTACCCGCACGTCGTGTTCTCGACGGTAGGTACGCGCCTCGTGACGTCGCAGAAGACGCAGGCGCTGGGGCTCCTCCAGACGTTGACGGTGCATCGTCGCACGCAGGCCGGGGCACTGTCGACGATCTCCGTCGTTACGAACTCCGCGACGGGTCATCCGCTGCATAGCTGCATCGTGAAGCTCCCCGGCGATCGTCTCCTGCTGCTCGCATCGTGGGATGAGTTGGCCAGCTCCGGTGTGCAGGTTCGCGCATGGCTGAGCGTGGACGATGGTGCGACGTGGACGCTTCAGACGGAGGCATGTCTTCCTGCCTACATCGACACGACGACGACGACGGTGCGACGTCTGCGTGCGGCCTACTACGGTGGGCAGGTCCTCCTGGTCCTCGCCGTGCGCGTCCCCACGGTTACCGTCCCCGACACGCTCTGGCAGTACGCGAGCATCGACGACGGTATGAGCTTCACGCTGGTCGAGGCCGTGTCCGGGACCGATGCGGCGAGCGTGCACACGGGCGGCGCGCACGACGTATACGCCATCCCTGACGTTGGCTTCGGCGTGGTGTACTGCGGCTCCTCGCGTACCGCGTGGGGCGCAAACTCGGAAACGCTCAGTAAGCGCATCGGGAGCGCCTTCAGTCGATGGACGGACGTGGACCCTGTGCAGGTAGGTCTACTCGCTCCCGCGTCGACCCTGAGCGTCGGGAACCAGCTTAGCGACGATACGGAACTATGCGCGTCGGTGGACGATGACGGACAGGTCTACGCGTTCGCTCCGAATAGCGGGAACTCCTCCCGCGTGCGGCCTGCTCGCTCGACGGATGGCGCGACGTGGTCGGTGCTGGGGCAGGCGCTGAACCTCGTGCATTCGGTCGACTACGCAGGTGAGCGGCCCGCGTCGATGACGTGCGCCTGGTACGCCGGAGCCTGTCACCTCGTGCACGCCGTCGACTCGACGACGACCTACGACGCGCAGCTGGGGGACGCAGTCCTCGCCGGATACACCGCGGCAACGCTCCCGATGCTTCCCGCCGTGCAGTCCGGCGGCGATTACTCGGCGGGGTCCTACAACACGTGGGCCCCCTATTGGGACCCTTCCGTCATCGGATGGACGACGACGACCGTCGGCGCTCCGACTACCACGTTGACGGGTGGCGCTATGCAGATCTCGGCGGGCCTCGCCGAGGTCCGTCGGTACACGCACACGCGGACCGTTCCGCTGACCGTGGGACACACCGTGCAGGCGCTCTGGGAGGTCGACTGCGACTCTGGGACTGCGTCGGATGTTGACCTCGAGGCGAGCGATGGGACGAATACGTACAAGCTGCGCGTGCGGGTAACGACGACGCAGGTCCTTGCTATCGACCTCCAGACAGGCGCTACGCTCATGACGTATGCGCGCACGGCTTCCGAGTACGTGCACATCCGCGCATGGTTGACGCATGCAGGAAGCACGGCGAAGGCGACCGTCTGGGTGGACGAGGTCGATGGTCCATACGGCATCCTGCGCGGGTACATCCGCATGCTGAATGGTGCCTCGCTCGGTACCTTCGGCGCGACTGCAGCAGCACAAAGCGTGAAGCTGGGGCAGACCGGACAGGGCGTGTCGAATTGGCGCTACTGCGCAGTGCAGTATTCCTCCCAGATGAGCTCGCCGCAGGGGCTGAGCATCCCGACCGACCTTAATGGGCGCGACTATTCGACGCGCGCGTTGACCCTCTCGCAGGGCCTCCGGGTGCGTGCGGTCGGTGGTCCCTCGGCGCTCGCCGATACCTGGACCATCGCCGCGCGGTATGGACACGGTATCGATGCGCTCGCCTCCACCTCTCCGAGCGTCACGTGGCAGAGCGTCGGGACGGCGTCGGCGCAGGTCTTCGTATGGGAAACGGATGCATCCGCGGCCAACATCTCTCCGTTGATGGGTCCTGTAGGCGCGCTCTACCTGGGCGGTACGAACTTCAGGACGGCCACGCTCGAGGGCCGTAACGCCTTCGGCGTGTGGGTGAGCATCGGTACGTGGGATGCGAGCGCCGGGCAGGCCGGGCTCAAGTGGACGCGTCGTGGAAACACCATCTACCCGGACACGACGGCCAGCACGGGCACGTATTGGTATCCACACGGGATGCTTGATGGCGCACGCTTCACCTTCGACACGGCGGCAGGGCCTGTCCGCGCCATTCAGTACCAAACCGAGGGAGCGTGGACGAACGCCGCCACGAAGCATGCACGCGCAACGCTTTACGGTGACGTCTCGGCGGTTGCGCTCAGCGGCACGGCGGGAGCCTTCCTCGCAACCGGTGGCCTCCTGGTGTGGAACAACGACCCCAGCTATTCGGCTTACCGTCTCACCATCCCCGTCCAGCAAGTCGCCGAGGACCACTACGAGATTGGCGTCGTCATCATCGGCCACCTCGCCGTCTTCGGTCGTCGATACTCGTGGGGTCGTACCCTCACGAGCGAGCCAAACGTCGAGCTTCGCACGGGCGCGAATGGTCGGCGCACCTCCCAGGTGCTCGGGCCTACTCGCCGCGCGGTCGAGTTTGGATGGACGGATGCGGCGGATCAGAGCGCATTCGGAGTCGATCAGACCACGACGACGCCTGATTACTTCCTCGCCAGCTCGACGGGGACGCCAGAAGCCGCAGCGGCGAAGATGGACGGGCCTGCGCTCATGCGCGGTATCGTCGAGCACCTCGAGGGTGCCTCGACGCCCATTGTGTACTGCGCCTACCTGCCGCGCGTGGCACTTGGGACGACGCAGATGGTGGTGCATCCCGACCTCCACCTGTACGGGCGCATCGTATCGGATGTCTCCATCGAGACCGTGCAGGGCGCGGAATGGAACGGTGTGGGGACCACGGGTGAGATGGTCCGGACGTCGAACATCCGCATCGAGGAGGAACTGTGACCGACCGATGGACGCCAGCCCAGCTCGCAGGGACCATCCGCTGGGTACTCGCCGTCGAGTATGCGGGCGGTACCTGGTACATGTCCGACGAAGCTATGAGCATCGACGACGGTGCCGGCGGTACTATCGTCCTAACGGACGGCCTCCTCGACGTTGGAGATACCGTCGAGAGCATCGACCTCTGGGCGACTGAGTCTCCCCGTCGCTCCTGCTCTGTGGACTTCGACCTAGGCCTCGACGTGGCGGAGCTGGTCGAGCGGGGGCACGACCTCGCCGGCTGCGTGGCCGAGCTAGCCCAGCTTGCCGACGGTGACGCGTGGAGCAACCGTCGCCCCTTCGTGCGCGGACGTCTCGTAGAGCCTCAGTACGGCGCTGCAGAAGAGGGCGTGCAGGCGAGCATCGAGCAGGATGTGCTGACGGACGAGAGCACGCTCTCGCCTATGACCATTCCCGCGGTGGCCATCTTTGATGCTCTCGACGCTACGACCTACCCGCTCCGCAGCGCCACCGATGAAGGGATCGTTATACCCGTCGTGTTCGGAACGCCGGGCGATGGTGTCGTCCCAGGTACACTCGCGGCCTCAATCGGGAGCGTGATTGACTCGGGCGGTACGCCGTTCGCCGTCTATGCGGTGGCGGCGCATGCAGTAACTGCGACGTCCGTAACGCTCGTAAACCGCGACGATGGATCGACGGTCTCGCTTCCCATCGTTCGTCTGACCGTCGAGACGGGCGACGTGGTGTCTCTGGTGTTCGATGATCGGTCGGTATCGCCGTGGACTCCGACGGCTACACCAGTCGTCTTGTGGGATGCGGGGGGTGGGCTTGTAGCCGAGGGCGTCGGTGCCCTCACTCATGCGGGCGATTTCGTCGCGTGGCTCCTGTCGCTGACCGAGCAGCAGGTGGACCACGGTCGCGTCAACCTCGCGCGCAGCTTGCTCGCAGCGTTTAAGCTCAGCGGGTACGTCGACGACGCCGTTGGAGTCGCCGACTACATCCGCGAGGCAGTTCTCGACATCGTCCCCGTGTCGATGATGGTAGGACCTCGCGGGGTTTACCCGCTGGTCTGGCGATGGGACGCTACCGAGATTGATGCGGTGGCAGCGTGGGACCTGACGTCCGATCTCGACATCGCCCGCGAGGGAGCGGTCACGTATGAGGACGCCGACAAGATCGCCAATACGGTGCAGCTGCGGTACGGATGGGGACCACGCATCGAGGACTACACGCGCGAGATGTGGGCCGTGGGCGACCCGGCCTCACGTCCTAGGGGCCTGCGCTTCGGCGGGGCATCATCGCTGACTCGAAGCTATTGGAGTGACCCCATCCTCGCGCGGTCCGTCGCCCGCTACGGCGTCCGCCGGGATTCTATCGAGTCGGCGATAGTCGCGGATACTTTGACTGCCGAGCACGTCCTCGCGTGGCGCTCGAGGCGCTGGGCCCTTCCGTCGCGCGTCGTTGAATACTCGACGCCGCAGAGCTGGGGATGGATTGAGCCAGGAGACTACGTGCTGGTGACCGACCCGGACCTCGCGTGGGTCCAGCGGTTGTGCCTAGTTCAGTCGCGGGGATGGGCCGCGGATGGGTCGGTGCGCTATACTCTGCGCGTTCAGGAGGGGTAGATGGCGACGGCTACGCACACTCAGTACGGGTCTCGGACTCGTCTCTTCGTGACGGGTTCCGTCACCAGCTACGCGAGCGGTACCCGTCTCGCCGTTGAAACCACCGGAACGACGTCGATGGTGTCCGTGGTTCGCGTGAAGATGCTTCGCACGGCAGGGACTGCAGCGAACTTCACCCCGCGCATCTACTCGACCGCTGCAGGTGGCGTGGGAACCGCCGCCCAGCAGTTCGTCGGAAGCAACACGGTTATCGCCGACCTCTTCGACGTGGCTTGCACGGGAGTCATCTTCGACACCGACGCCACAGGGAAGCTCTACGTCGAGTTCGGCCCGAACGCCGGTAGCGATAACGCCTTCGACTACGAGCTCGTCATCGAGGTGCTCTAATGGCGACGCAGGTCTTCCCATCCATCCCGAGCTCTGGCGGCACGGTTACCGCGGCGACCTTCTCCGGCATGTTCGGTGATGGTGCCGACGGAGACTACACCGTCCTCGCCGGCGCCACGCTGGTCCCCGGTCGCGAGCGTCAGTACAACAACCTGACGGTGCAGGCCACGGGCAAGGTCACCCCGCTCGGTTTCAAGCTCCTCATCGCTGGGACGCTGACGAATAGCGGCACCATCTCCGACAATGGAAATGACGCTGTTGATACGTCCGGAGGTGGTGGTTTATCGGCGGCGCAGTTCCTGCGTGGGACATCCGGCGGCGGTACGAATGGCAATAGCACGACAGGTCCGGGTAACAACGGACTTGCGAGCGGGACTACGTCATATGGGAATACCGGGCTGGCTCCGAGCGGTGGCAATGGTGGAGCAGCTGGTGCGAATGCTGGCGGAACAGGCGGCGTAGCAACTCCGGCGAATATCCGATGGGGTTCAACGCTTTTCTGGCCTCGTGCCGCGACGACCGCATTCAACGGTGGAGCTGGTGGCGCTTCTGGCGCTGCTCAGGTGAACACCGGAACGGCGAACGGTGGAGGCGGCGGTGGTGGTGGCGGCGTCCTTTGGATTGCAGCTAAGACCATCGTCAACACCGGAGGCACGATCTCTGCACGAGGCGGCAACGGTGGGAATGGAACCGGCACGGGTACCGGAGTCGCGGGCGGCGGCGGAGGCGGCGGCGGAGGCCTTGTGGGCATCCTCACGACTACCCCCGTTGCGAGCATTGGCGGTACGGTGTCTGCAGCTGGAGGTACCGGAGGCAACGGATTTAACGGCGGCGGGGCTGGACTCGCCGGGACCGCCGGGTCGCTGAACATTATCGTGTTCGCGTAGGAGAACTCATGAAGTCCCTCGTCGTTCCCTCTGGATTCCCCGCTGAAACCGCGACTGAGCTCGCCATCGCGAACGGTTGCGGCGGTTTCTACACCGGCATCCCGCCTGTCTGGGCCGTGCTCGCTGAAGAGCAGGCGTGGACCATTCCGTGCATCGTCACCGAAGACGAGAACGGGAACGTCACCAGCTGGACGCCGGTGGTCTGACGTGGCGCGCATCCCGCTCTATCGAGACGCAGCCTCGGCAAAGCTCGCGGCGAAGCTCAAGGCCGGGACGAACGTCACCATTACCGATGCGGAAGTCGGTGGCGTCCTCGAGGTGACCATCGCCGCGTCAGGCGGCGGCGGCGGCGGAGGGACGCCTGCCTCGACAGTCGTCTCCGGGACTACGCCGGGTCTTTCGCCTGTCGTCGGTACCTCGACGGACTACGCACGAGGCGACCATAGCCACGGCTCGCCGCCTGTCCCCGCACACACGGCGCTTAGCTCGCTCGCGTGGACTGCAGCGGGGCACACGGGGAGTTCTACGGCAGTCGCTGCGTGGAATGGTGGAGGGACTGCTACCGTCGTTCAGGCAACGACCGATGAAACCATGCTCATCCGTCGCGCTGGTTCGCTGCAGTGGGTCCCGCTGGTCCTCGGCGTGTCGTTGTTCAGTGGCGACCTAGTGTATGACGGAACCATCCTTTACCCGAACGGTTCGGTGGTCTACACCGGGAGTATCGTATGAGCCTCGTAGCCTTGACTCATCGCCGTCTCGCTACCGTCAACGCTTCTGCGCTGACCATGTCTGCGGTGCTCGACGCGATCTGGACGGCAGTTGACCCTGCGGTAACGACATACTCCGACGGATCGACCCGTAGCTTTACCGGATCGACGGCGACAGGATGGACGTGGACGCGTGTGCAGGTACTCGGCGTCACTGAGGCCCTCTATGCCACTCCACCAGGCGGGACAATGGCGCAGCGAGTCATCATCGCTGGACGGTCTGCGGCTCCTACGCCTTCTCCGGTAATGCTTGCTCCAGAGACGTTTACCGCAAACACGCTACTCGTCGGACACCAACTCGGAGCAGGAACGTTTACGACGTGGAACGCCGCGCTCCCGTTTACAAACTCGCGCTTCTCTGGATACACGCGTCTCGGTACTATCGTTACGACAGGTGCTACAAGCATCGCTTGCTGCGTCTACGAGAGCCAGGAGACGATCTGGATCGAGCATCTGTACAGCGGAACTACGGTGGTGCTCGCCTGTGCGGGTGCACTGTACGACCCTGAGACGACGGCTTCTGCCGCTGCGGAGACGGATGGACGCAGGTACGGTATCACCACGTGTGGCGGCGGAATGGTGTCGAACTTTCTCGGTAGTGCAGGTACCGGTGCGCTCTGGGTGCACTCCACTGCTGGTGGAGGCAATGCGCACGGCTACATCTGGCGTCCGGGTAGCACCACTATCGACACCGTAGCGCGGCAGTGGGTGTCTACAGGTGCCGCCACCGCAACGACCCTAACCGACCTCGCGGGGCAGTTCGCGGGGCAGACGATGTTCATGTCTGCGTCTTCGAGCTGGGCCGGGCGCATCCGGGAATGCTCCTGGGGGCGTCCGCTCCTGTACCATCAGCGCATCGAATCCTCGCCTGGCGTTACGACCGCATACGGGATCGGATGGTCCACCACGTCGGCAACGGGCGATGCCCTCTTCTTGAGGTACTGACATGACCTACGCCGAGCAGATCGAGCAGTACATCGCAGCATACCCTACGACCTCGAGCGTCCATGTTCCCGAGGCCCTCGTCGGCCTCGTACTTCCGACGTACCCGGACGTCGTTCTGCACGGTTGGACCGACGAGTTCTGTGAGCTGCAGGACGCCGATTGGACCCCTCTCGCGCGGTTTAAACTCGTCGGTTAGTGCGCCTCTGTGGAGAGGTCACATGGCCGAGACAACCCCCGCGCGGTGGAGTGACCGCCTCGTTCCCGTTCCCGTGTGGTCCCTCATGCTGCTGGGCGCGGCAATGGTCGGCGGCGGGGGCCTCGCTGGTGGATACTTCAACCAGGCGCAGGCAGGCGAGGCCATCCAGCCGCAGGACGTTGCCGATATGCGTACCATCCTCGCGCGTATCGACGGTCGCCTAGAGGGCATGGAACGCGAGGGCGCTGCGCTTCGTGCGGAGCTGGTGAGCTTGCGCCGGGACGTGAACACGCTCCGAGCAGATGTTGACGCCCTCCAGCGCGGGCGATGATCTATGACGCTGACTCCACACTTCAGCTTCGAAGAGCTCACCCGTACCGGACGTGCAGACCTTCAGGACGCCAACCGTCGCGAGGCCCGCGACTATGTGGATAAGCTCCGGCTAGTTGCGGAAATGTTGGAAGTTATCCGCACGAAGTTCGGCGCCGTGCGCGTCAACTCTGGCTTTCGGGGACCTGCGGTCAACGCGGCAGTGGGCGGGAGTGCCACCTCGCAGCACAGTAGGGGCGAGGCCGCGGACATCGTATGCCCCTCGACGACCGTGGAGGAACTGCACCGATGGATCGTCGTCGAGAGCGGTCTGAAGTTCGGGCAATGCATCCTTGAGAAGCCGGCGGGCAGCGCCTGGGTGCATATCTCGCTCGGTGCTCCGTACCGCGACCCGAAGAAGTGCGGGGAAAGTCTCGCCTTCGACGGCAAGACCTACACGCCGAAGCGGTATACGTAGGCGCTGGGGGAACCCTACCCCAGAAAGGCGGCGCGCTTCTCCGGCATGGTGTCGGGGCGGCGCGTCGTCTCGCTATGGGGTACGTGACGCATGGAGGTTTACATGCCCTACGATCCCGGTGAGCTCATCGAACTTCCCGCGGAGGTCCTCGCGGTCATCGCTGAGGTCCGATCCGCTACCCGCGCCGACAGTGAAGGCGGCACGAAGATCACGCGCGGCGAGCGGAAGAAGCTGGTCAAGGCGCTGCTGCACCTTGCCTTCGTGCTCACGCGGGATGGGCTCGACTAATGGCCGTCATCAACCTCTCGAAGCCGCCGACGCTTCCGTACATCTACCGAGGAACCACATCCGGCACGTCGAACATCGTACAGGAGGTGACGCTCCCGACGATGAACGGTATCCGCATGCTGGTGAACAACCACGATAAGGCGACGAAGGTGCTGGTCCTTGCCTTCGACCAGGCGCTGGTTGATGGCGGTGCAGGAGGCACGCAATACCTGACGGTGGACGAGATCATCGAGTTCGCACTTGATGGAAATGGGGCAAGCGGTCTTCCCGCCTGCCCCAAGTTCTTCTTGTTCTCGCCGTCTCACACCAACGTTCCGTTTGAGATCGTACTCATGGCGGCGAAGCCGGCGTTCTAGTCGAACTTGTAAGCGTTCCTTACAGGTTCACCGCTCATCGAATGTCTTTAGCTGCTCGCGGTCGTGCAGAAGCGCGGCCTCCTGCTCCTCGGCGTAAGCCTCGACCTCGTCAAGCTGGACCATCGCCGCAACGATGGCTTGTACGTGAGCGATACGGCGATCCTGCGCGTACTTGTGCCGGAGCGCCTCGAGCCGCTGGCGCAACATGTGCGACGAGATCAACGCCACCGCACACCCCGCTTCGTCTCCAGGGCGAAGCCCTCGGGGAGCTCCTGTCCCGCCTTCGCTGCCTTCAGTGCGGCGGAGCGGTCGGGCTCTACCTTGACCCTACGCCACGACTCAGGCCATGCGGACACATCTTCCGGACCGGAAATGCTTTGAGTCTCAGCGAGCCACGCGCTGTAGGTCGGGCCTTTGACCTTGGGCTCCTCGCCCATCATCTCACGCGCGAGGAGCAGGTTGGTCGCCATTGACTTCACCAGCTCGCCGACGTTCTCGCACGTCTTCCGCTTCTGGCGGAGCGTCTTCTCCTCGCGCTCGAGGAGCTCGGCCTCGGCCTCCATGCGGCGGACCAAGTGCATGCAGGCGAGGACCTTATCCTCGCTCTGCTCGATCCATGTGGTCAGGAATGCCGCGGTCTCCTCGCTGAGAAGGCCAGAGTTCTCCTCGATTTCCATTTGCACGCGAGCGGCGCCGCGCATGAGGTCGTACGTCGTCGTCATGGTCGCTCCTAGAAGGGGAAGCCGGGTGCGTCTTCGTCAGCGGGAGGAGGGGCATCTAGAAGAGGCCCACGCGTCTGCGGCACAGGCCCGCGCGGCTTTTCGCCATGTTTCCAGATGACTCCCTGGCAGGACTTGTCCTTGCACTTGAAATCGGGCGCCTTCGGGTTCATGTCGCCGCTCGCCTTCTTCGGGCGGTTGTCCCACATGGAGCCCGAGCACGTGGGGCACGACGGGTCGACGCCCGCAGGCGTAGGCGAGATGCGCTCGACGCTCTCGACGCGGCCTCCGAGGGCCTCCGCTACACGCTGCGCCTGTGCCGGCGCGCGCTGGGGCTGCGGGTTCGGCGTGGCATGGCTCGCGGCCTGTCCATCGTCGTCCTCGGGTGCGACACCGACCGCAGCGGCAAGCGCATAGCGGCGCAGGTAGGTCACGACAGACCCCACGGCGGCGGGGCTTTGATCGCGCGGGAGGGCCGCGCATACCGATGAGATGTGCTGACCGCTCTTGTGGAGGAGGATCGTCGTCACGGTCGCGCTACCGTCCTCGAGGCGACCGGGATGCTGCGAGACGCTAAGGCCATTCGCCGACAGGGCAGCGCGGCAGGCGTCCCACACGCTGGCGAGGTCGGCGTAGCTGCTCTTGTACGCAGGGTTGGTGCGGTCCTTGACCGCGCCTTGAATGGTGCCCTGCGCGATAGCGAGGGCGGTTGCGAGCTGGTCGAGCTCGGGAGACTGAGACAGGATCATGCGGAGACCTCGGTTTCTGGTGCGAAGACGGTGATGCCGGACGGAGTCTTGTGGGCGATTCGCCCGCGGAGTTCGCTGGGGTTCCATTCCCAGTTGAGCATCGTGCGCCCCTTCGGAGGGGAGCGCAGCACGACGACGGAGCACGCCATGTTGTAGGTGACGGCTTCGATGTCCTCCGCGTGGTGCTCTAGGAGGAACGTGAGAAGGTTTGAGAGCGCGAGAGCGTGGTTGGTCATGCCCCATAACTAGCAAGCCTTGCGCTAAGCGCAACTGCACTATAGTGCAGCTTCATGCTTCACCCCACCCTCGGTACACTTATCCGCCTGCATCGCGAGAACCTCGAAATGTCTCGCGCAGACCTCGCCCGTCAGGTGGGTGTCGCAGCATCCCAGATCACGCGCTGGGAGGCGGGAGACTACAAGCCGTCACTCTCGGCGATGGTCGCGCTGGCTAAAGCCCTCGACGTCGACGCGGTCGAGTTGATGAGTGCAGCGGCAGTGGACGTGACTTGATGGTCAACCATTCGACAACATCGAATAGTTCGGAGAAGCCATGACCCGTACCGTCCTCCCGTGGGCCGTCATGCCAGCGCAACTTCCCACCCAGACGACGGCGCTTGCCTACCTACTGCTCGACCGCTGGCAGTCCGCGGGATGGGTATGGGGCGTCGTCGGAACCGTGCTCGCGCTCATCTGGGTCATCGCCCTGATCCGCATGTTTACTGACAAGGTGAAGCCGCTGACGGGGTACGGGTCGTGAGAGCTGACTACACCATCGGACTCATCCCACGCGGCGCATCACGTCCACGAGCTGCGCGAGGAGGAGGGCGCGTCTACATGCCGCCCGAACATCGCGCGTGGATGGAGGCGGCGGTTACCATGCTGCGCGAGCAGCGCCAGGGCGAACCTCTCGCCGAGCCGGTGTCGATAGATATCAACTACCTATGGCCACTCCCGAAGACGCGGCCCGCGTGGTGCGACAAGGAGCGGTGGGCGCTGCGGAAGGAGAATGGCGGGATCTGGCACTTCACGAAGCCAGATATCGACAATACCGAGAAGAACGTGCTCGACGCGCTCGTAGCTGCCGGAATTCTCGAGGATGACCGCTTCGTAGTTGAGGTCATCCACCGCAAGCGCGCCGTCCCTGACGCGGCCCGCATCGACGTGTGGATCACTCCCGTCTAAATCTTCGCGCTCCCCTTGCGCGTATCGCACGATATTGGTACTTCTAGGATGTCGGCACGAGAGCCGACAGGAGGTACCATGAGCGTATACGACACCATCCGCTGCATCTGGCATGACCCGGCTTTCCTGGTCCACGAGCACGCCGACACCATCACCGCGATCGTCGTCGTCGCGGGCGTCCTCTTCATGTGGGGACTCGCATGACCATCAAGTGGCGCGAGACCGGCCTCGGATGGAAGGGCGAGGACGCTAGCGGAAAGGTGCTGCTCCTGGTGAACCGTGCGCACCGTGGCGGTGGCTATGGCTGGCAGTTCTCGGCGTTCAGTGCCGACGACGACGCGCAAGGCATGACCACGACGGATGCAAGCGCGAAGGCCCTCGCGGAGAAGGCCTACAAGCGGTGGCTCGCGGGGAGGCTCGGATGACCAAGATTTTGGTACCATACGGCTACTGCCCCTTCTGCGCCGCACCCGGCCTGGAGCGCGAGCGTCGGGCCAACGGCAACGACCGCTGCGAGAACGGGCACACCTACCCGTCGGCAGACGCGAAGAAGACCACGAAGCGAGGCGAGCACCGCCGCGAGGAGGAGTGATGAGCGTGGATTTAAATCTACTTCGTAAGAGCTTGCGCGAAGCTGAAGAAGTTCGTCGGGAAAACTTTACGCGCGTTGGGAACACGACTGTGCGTGAATTGATAAACGACTTTTCCTCCATGCTGGATCGCATCGACGATCTAGAACTTAAGCTTGCGTCAGCTATTAGCGAGCGCGACGAGTACCGGTCGAGGATCGATGCAATGTTCTGGTGCGAGGCATGTGATCGGCTTGAAATCGAGCGTGGCGAGCATCGCCGCGAGGAGGAGCCATGACCGAAGAACAGATCGCGCTCGCACGCCGCGCCGTGGCGTGCAAGGGCTGGCGGTGGATGCCGGGGATGCGGTATGGGTCCGTCGACGTGATCGAGGGAACCGCGTCGCCGTGGTCTTTCAATGGGTACGAACGTGTCGGCGAACACGTAGACATGGTGGCATACACCGATTGGGTGCCATGCCTCCCCGACCTTGAGGACTCCGCCACGCTGGGATGCCTGCTCGCGCTAGTGCGGGAGGCGCTGGACACTCCGCGGGCCCACGTCCTCTACGTCGCGGGGCTGCATCGATGGGAGTGCGCGGACAATCGCGTCGTCCACGGCGTCGGAGCGATCGAAGCGGAAGCTCTCGTTGAAGCGCTGGAGGCTGCGTCATGAGGAAGGAAGCTCTGTGTCCTGAGTGCTTGGGCGAGACGGCGTGGGAGTTCTACGATGCTTTCGTCGTGGGAAAGCATGTTTTCCACGAACGGGGTCAAGTCTGTCCCGACTGTCAGTGGCTCGGCGTGACGGTGCTATTCCCGCGAACTGGAAATCCGTCAATGGACCTGCACACACCTCTCCTTCCCGCCGACCCATTCGACGACGCCGTGCCGATGCATCCCAGCGCCGGGGCCGTGCCGATGCTTCCTCCAGGGCCCAAGCCATGACCCGCACCAACACCCCGTGGCGCCCCTCGGAGTTTGAGCGTGCCCGCCAGCTGCGCGAGGAGGGCCTCTCCTGGCGCGAGGTAGGGGAGCGCCTAGGACGGTCTGAATCGGCGATGCATTCGATGGTTGCCGTGCTCAAGGAGACGGATTGGTCCGCGCGCGACGTCGTCGAGGTCGCCGTGCCTCCGAAGCTGCCGGCGAAGTACACCTACAAGTTCTGGCGTCCGACGGAGCTAAAGCAAGCTCGAGACATGCGCGCGAACGGGCATACGTGGACTGAAGTAGGCGTCGCTCTGGGGCGTCAGCCTGATGCGTGCGCGTCCTACGTGGCGCGGATGGACCGCGAGGCCGCGATGGTTGAGGTGACCGGAAAGCGAAACGCACGGTACGCAGCCTTGAGCGAGCATGAGCGTCGCATAGTGGATGCGAAGCTCAACGAAGGACTCGGCGTCCGCGCCGTCGGCGAGCACGTCGGTCGCCATTGGTACGTCATCAGCGTTTACAAGCGCACGCGAGGCATGCATGCCAGGTAGACCATGGACGAAGTCACAGCTCGACGCGCTGCGCCGCATGCACAACGAAGGAAAGACCGCACGCCAGATTGGGGAGGTCCTTAATCGCACGCCCGAGGCGATCCGGTCACTTCGTGGGACGATGGGACTTCGCTTCTTCGTGAAGATTGACGCGGAGGAACGCGCGCAGATCCACGAGCTTCATGCTGCAGGCGTGCGAGACGTGGACATCGCGGCCCAGCTGGACCGCGCAGTTACCACCGTGCGTAAGGTCCTCGGAATCCACATCGCCGTCAAACGTCCCTGGTCGGTCGCGGAGACGAAGAAGCTCTACAAGCTGCGCGCGGAAGGCATGACGTACCCGCAGATCGGGAAGCTCATGGGCCGGTCCCCGCACTCGTGCGTCATGCGGTACGTCAATTGGGAGAAGGCGAAGCTGAAGCGTGCCGAGAAGGCGCGAGAGAAAAGACGCGAGGCGTCGCGTCGACAGTTCGACCGGATCCGCGTTAACGTCTGAGTGTCCGCCGTGGACACGGGCTGATCCCCCGTACGGGGGAGGGGGGTTGCCCCCTCCCCCCCAACCCCACGGCGGTTCCACGGAGACACGCATGTTCGATAGTCTGGGCGACTACGCCCTGAAGTACGCACGTCACGGTTGGGCGGTTCACGCGCTCAAGGCTCGCCAGAAGATTCCCGCCACGCCTCACGGCTGCAAGGACGCCTCGACGGACGAGGACACAGTCCGCGCCATGTGGGGCGACCAGCACTACAACATCGGGATCGCCACCGGGCACGTCTCGGGCATTTTCGTCTTCGACGTGGACAGTGCGCCGCCGAAGGACGGCGGGCTCACCGGACCGGAGGCGCTGGCGGAACTCGTCGCACAGCACGGGCCTCTCCCGTCGACCATGACTGTCCGCACGGGGAGCGGAGCGCACTACTACTTCCGGATGCCTGTCGGTGTGGAGCTCAACAACCGCGCGCGCATCACAGTCCGCGGAGAGCGCACGGGGCTCGATGTCCGTGCCGACGGAGGCTACGTCGTCGCACCTCCTAGCATTCACCCGAACGGCGGCGTCTACATGTGGGAGCCAGGCCCACGCGAGGTAGCCGACGCGCCTGCGTGGCTAATCGACCTCGTCCGCAAGGAGGCTCCGAAGCCCGCGGCGTCGAAGGCCACTACTGTCGGCGTGGTGCAGGCTGCGACGGACGACGACACGGCAACCGCCGCCGAGGTCCTCGAGCACGCCTGCGAAGCCATCCGCTCATGTAAGGGCAGTCGGCACGACGAGATCTATCGACAGGCCGCACGCGTGGGCCAGCTGGTCGGCGGCGGGTGCATCGCGCGGGACGCCGCGGAGTTCGAGCTGGTGTCCGCTGGGCTGGCGACAGGCAAGCCGGACGCCGAGGTTCGCCGAACGGTGCGCGATGGTCTGGACCGTGGCGCGCAGTCGCCGCGCAGGCCATCCGACTCCCCGATGACCATCCCGCCGACAAGCTATCGGCCGACCGATATCGGCAACGCGGCACGCCTCGCGGACCGCTTCGGTGGAGATGTCAGGTGGTGCGGTAGCGCCCAGGGCGACGGCTTCCTTGTATGGGATGGCGTGCGATGGGCTCCCGACACCATGCGACGAGTGGACCACATGACGCGCGACGTGGCACGCGACGTGGTCGACTATGCTCTCGACCTTGAGACGCGCATGAGGAGCGCCGCGCAGGCAACCGGAGGCAAGCCGACGCCGTCCCAACAGGCCGCGCTGAACGCGCTCCGCGAAGAGGCGAAGACGTGGCGCAAGTGGGCGAAAGACTCTGAGATGGTCGGCCACCTAAAGGCGTCCCTGACGATGGCGCGCGCCGATGTGGCCATTGCCCAGGAGGCCCTCGACGCCGACCCGTGGTCGCTCAACACGCGCACGGGCATCGTGGACCTGCGGTCAGGAACCGCACGCGAGCACGCGCGGGAAGACCTGCACACGAAGGTCACGGGTGCCGGAATCGGGGATAGCGCATGCCCGACGTGGATGGCGTTTCTCTCGCGCATCATGGGTGGGGACGCCGACATGGTGTCGTTCATCCAGCGCGTCGTCGGCTACTGCCTGACGGGCTCCACGCGCGAGCAGTGTCTGTTCATCCTGTACGGAAACGGCAGCAACGGGAAGAGCACGTTCCTCGACACGGTCCGCGCCGTCTTCGGCGACTACGCGCAGCACTCCCGCGCCGAGACGTTTATGCGTGACCGGAAGAGCGGAGGCATTCCTAACGACGTGGCCGCACTCCGTGGGGCACGTCTCGTCACGTCGTCGGAGCCTGAGCAAGGCGCGCAGCTGGACGAGAGCCTGATCAAGGAGATGACCGGAGACGCCGCCATCTCCGCGAGGTTCATGCGTCAGGAGTTCTTCACGTTCACGCCGACATTCAAGGTGCTGCTCGCCACGAACCATCGCCCCGTCATCCGCGGCACCGACCACGGCATCTGGCGCCGCATCAGGCTCGTGCCGTTCCTCGAGACGATCCGCGACGAGGAGAAGGACCGCGACCTCGGGAAGAAGCTCGAGACCGAGGCCGACGCCATCCTCGCGTGGGCTATCGAGGGCGCGCGCCTCTGGGCCGAGCACGGCCTCCAGGAGCCCGCTGCCGTGCGCGAGGCCACGGAGGACTACCGCGCCGACATGGACGTGCTGGCGGACTTCGTGAGCGAGAAGTGTGCGCTTCACGGCGTGGTCACGAATACAGAGCTCTACAAGGCGTTCAGTGAATGGCAGCAGGCGAATGGAGAGAAGCCGCGGTCGCACAAGTGGTTGACGCGCGCGCTCTTCGACCGAGGCTACAAGCAAGACGCCACGCGCAACTACGGGCGGCGCTGGGTCGGCTTGTCTCTCCGAGAGATGCCTGAGACACACCTGCGCGAGCTTACTCGCTGGTAGCGGGACACTTGTCGGGACGCTTCTGGGACACTTGTGCGGCCTCTACGATCCGCGCCTGCACTACATGAGGACACATGGGACAGTTGTTTCTATGTTCCTCTCTATACGAGACCCAAGAACTACATGTAGCAACTACGCGTATATGAGCGGATCAACTCCGAACAAAGCGTCCCAAGTGTCCTCAGCAAGCCAGCGCCTAGCTCATCGCAGGCGCACAAGTGTCCCAAGAACTGTCAGCGCATCCGTCCCACCGTCAGGAGGAACCATATGGCCAGCAACTTCATCCCGTGGCTCTTCGGGCAAGCACACCTTCGCAGCATCGGCGAGCGGGACGACCTTGTCTCCGACATCGCGCACGATGTGCACCGCGACGTGAACTTCCCGAAGTCTGGCAAGCTGTCGGCTCAACGCGCATACCTGAGCAAGTATGGCGAGCACATCGTCGAGGCATGGGACGCCGCTCTGGCGGAGTGGCAACACCGCAACCGTCTCGCGAAGGCGGCACGCCTTGCGCGTTCCGCAAGCCTCGACTAGGCTGAAGGTGTCCGTCGGTGTTGGGAGATGCCGCCGGGCGTTGAGGAACACGTCCCGTCGTGGGTAATGGTGCCTTCGGCGGGCGGTTCTCAGGCGTGTATACAGGGGTGACCCCCCCCGACCGCGTTAGCTTCTCGACTTTCTCTCGCTCCCTCGTAAACTTGACCTCAAGCTGGAGACCTCATGCGGACCCGCGCAGCCTCGAAGAGCACCGCGCTAACGCCGAAGCTGGCGACCACGTGCACGACGGTTGAGTACCTGCGTCACGCAGTGGAGCAGCTCGAGGAGGCCGTGCTCGGCGCGACGGAGTCGCGTAGCTGGCAGGCCGTGGGAAGTCTGAAGCTGCGGGCCCTGCAGGCGCGCGAGGCCCTTGACGCCGCCGTGGCGAAGGAAGCCGCGCCCGACGAGTCGATGAGCGACGCGCAGCTGGTCGGCATCATCACGCAGGCAATCGCGCAACTTCCGCCGTCGCTGCTCGACCAGGTCGAGGAGGCGGTCGAGATTAAGCGTCGCGGTCCGCGCCTCGTGCAGGTGGTATGACCGCAG